AGAACAGAACGAGCTCAACAAGGGTCCACCGCGAGTTCCAAAGACTCGGGTGGGTGCATTCTTTGGCGCACTCGCACTTTTTATGTTTATGCGGTAACCCCGCGTCTATGCACATCCATGAGGAGGCGACACAGTTCAAGGTACTTTCCTTCCGGAATATCACATTCTTCGATGACCGCCAGTGCCTTTTGAAGGTTCGTGGCTTCCTTTTCCACTATCGGGGTGGGAACCACTTCAGGTTCAGGTTCCCGAGCCGGGAGAGCCGGGCCATGTCCATTCTCCGAGGCAAATCTTATAACATCATGGCGACACGAATAATTTCTACCCGGCGTAGATTCGCACAACGCTAAGAAATCAGCCGGCCATTCCGGGCATCGCGTATGAATATGCTCCAATTCGTAATGCTTACTCCACCTGATACAGTAATTCTTCCAACTGGGTGTGGCATGTCTTCTACCATCTAACTGAGTCCAAAACATTCCAAAAAGAGACGGCCCACCAAAATCATGAACATTCGGATAATCGTCTTTGAAAGAGAGAATTAATTTTGCGACCGTATCCCAACAGTGAATTTCTACTCTTTCAAATATGTGCGCAAAATGCCCAACAAGTTGTTCAAGGTGTCTTCGCTTACACCGTTCCTTATTCTTGAAAATCATTTCAATTAATCTGCGACCATTGTTCTTCCAGGCACTCGGCCACGGAACATCACTGCGTTCGTTAAAATGTTGTTCAACCCATCTAACCGAGTGAATTTGCCCGCTAAACGCAGCGCATTCCATAAAATCAGTCAGGTCTTTGCGAGTGGCGGTTTCGGTAGTTCTCGGCTTCAAGTATGGGTAAATTTGACTACTGATAGTAGTGTCACCAACCTTGATGGCGAGTTTCAAGAGAGCAATGTTCCTGGGATTGGTTGAGCGGCGGGAAACAAAATCAACAATGTACGGATACCAAGTTGGGTTTCTGTGCTGAATAACATGAGTAACGACCTCATGTTCTCTACCCGGAATATCCCAGGTTTCGGGTGGTACTCTACCCTCAACATATTCTTTCAAAGCGTGCTTAAACATGGTCGGGCAGTTATTTTTGGCACAATTTACGAGTGTATGCGCATTCAACATAGGCCTCCCATTGACCGTCTTCGGTATGGCACACCTCTTAAAGCATTGGATACAACCCATTTGAATGGCGTAATCAATATTCCAGCCGCAGCAGTGGCAGTGTATCATGGTTTGTATTTTTTGTTTTGAAAATTATAATGTCTATATCTGACTTAGGTAGTATTTATGTATGATGGGTATTTTACCATTGGGGCATAGGCACCCTGAGCAAACAAAAACGCGGTGCTTACACCGACAACAACAAGGGTAAGAACCCACCCCGCGACAGTTTTAGTGAGAAGTTTCCAATTCACCCCGCCGGTACCCTCAAAGAGGGCAACGCCCACAGTCGCTCCAACTTGACAATGTGTAGTTGACAAAGGCCATCCAAGTCGAGAACCAAGAATAATTACCGCGGCTGCGCCAAGTTCAATACAGATACCACGACTGGGTGTGAGTTTCGCCATTTTCGTACCAAGGGCTTCAAGGATCTTATAACCGTATGTGGCGAGACCCACAACTATTCCACTGGCTCCAAGGGAAAGAATCCAATATGCATCATTGCCCATATCAGCATTCTTGGAAACTTCACCCGATTTATAGATGGCATAAATAGCGGCAAAGGGTCCGATTGAATTAGCGACATCATTTGCACCGTGTGCGAACGAGTCACAACAAGCTGTCAAAATCTGAAGATATCTCATAGAGTGTTCCGTCTTTGTATCAAATACTTCAGCGTTATCGTGTATAGATTGAACAGACTCGTCGGTATGATAAAAATCTTCAACGGAACGCTCTTCCCTATCCTTGAAAATAATAGGATTAATGAAAAGGTAAGACAAAATACCAACTCCACCACCGATGCCAAAACTGATAGCACACGCCTTCCACAAAGGTGTATCGTCAAGTTTCAAAAATTTGGCACCCTTATACACAATGAAAAACGTGTTAATTGTAAAAGTGCCCGCAACGAGTACAGGGAAACCATACTGAATGCGCTTGTAAGAATCCTCGGAACGAAGAATGACAAGTCGTATCATAAAAAACATCAAAGAAGCAAAAAGTCCCGATATAATGGGTGAAAGTAACCACGAAACGATGATGGCTACAACACCTTTTACATAAGGGAAATCATTGGATTTTGCGATCCAGGTAACACAACCGGAGCCCCTCGCAACCATTGTCATCCCAATCATACCACCAACGCAAGAATGGGTTGTGGATACGGGCATCTCAAAGTAAGACGCAATGATTAACCATGAAGCGACGGATATAATGACACAGAGACAACCATACATAAGAAGACCGGGGTCGTCAACAAAACATTCTTGATCACTTATACCCTTCCGGATTGTTTTTACGACATGGTTTCCCATAAATAGAGATCCAGAAAACTCGCACACAGCAGCGAGAGGTATTGCGTGCTTAATCTTCAAGGCACCCGATCCAACTGATGTGGCGAAAGCGTTAGCCACATCGTTTGCACCTATTCCAAAGGAGGCACAAAAAGCAAAAATGCCTCCAATGGCAACGATCCATTCAAACTGATATAACATCTTTTATTATTATTAAAACTCTATTCCTTAATTATGTTGAAATTAATTAAATCCAAATGCTTTCATAAAAAATCTCTTATCTTCATGGCTATCAAAATATACCCGGAACCCCTCACCATAGTATGGCTTTGGTTCATCAAGTTGCTCTGAATCCGATTCGGGTTCAGATTCGGTTTCATAGTCAGTTGTATCATCGGAATCTGAGATGGATTCACTTTCACTTTCAGTTTCACTTTCGGTTTCACTTCCGGGATCCCCGATGCGACGATCGGGGCAACGGAAGCCAAGAACTCTTACCGGACCAACTGGGGTGTCGCTCTCATAGTCGTCCGATTCAGATTCGGATTCGGAATCGTCATAGTAGTAGTAAGTCTTCTCAACAATCTTTCGTGCTTGCCGAACCATCTTTTCTTATTAATACACGTGGGGTATCCTTATTTAACTTAAACGAAGAAATCTCTTTCGCAACGTTGCGGATAAAGGTACAGACACCATCAGTGACAATTGAAAATGTGAGATGTTGTCTCATTTGAATATAAAAACACTTGACGACTCTCCATTTCATCTTAACATTACAACTCAGAAAAATTCTAGGCGATCTGCTAATGTTGGGAATGTATTTCTTTTCCAATCTCTCTCAAGATGGTCAAACATTTTTCGGCGACATTCTGAATAACGAAGTCTTTGTGGAAGTGGATACATTTCACAATCCTGTCGGTCTGGCATCGTAGACCAGTTGTCAAAATGTTCATCGTACCAAGTTTGCTTGTCAATATTTTCAAATTCAAACTTTAGAGATTGTACCAATTTATCGTACATATTCTCAAATGTGTCATATTCATCAAGAAGGTTATTCACAACTTTCGTATCTTCGTATGTGTCAATTGAGCGAATCTCATCGTTAATACGAGATGTGAGAGAAAGAAGTCTTGAAATGTGTTCGTCATATTGGGTATCTCCATATTTGACGAAATTGTCGCGTCTTTTCTTTTTGAATTGTGAAAGTACTTCTTCACACTTCAAACGGAAGTTTTCAAGATGTTGACGATCCATTATTTTGATATAGTTATTAAAACTTTAATTGTAACTTAGGCTGTAATTTCTTGGTAAATGTAGAACTATCTTTTCTCCAACTTCATTTGTAGCGATGATTTCGCGATATTCTTTGAATTCTTCCGTTACTGGTTCAGGAGTAGATCTCCGAATAGGTGCTGGGGCAAGGAGCTCCCAGAAACTCTTGAGTATTTTATACGACATTTTTGAGGTGTCGGTGGAGGTTTTAACTCTATATCTTCGTAAAGAAGTTTTTTCCAGATGATTCGTTGAACGTCTGAACACAGTGGTTCAGTTGCTTGACAAAATGCGATTCTAAAATCGTCCGTCACGAGTGGGATAAAGTCCATCTATTCATTTAAGATTACCTTACCTGCGATCTTACTTAGGCGTTCTTGTTCCATTTCGATTCGATGTTTTTCTGAACTAACATCCAGGTAAATACGTCTCGGGGCATCCCATACGGCAGTCTTTACCCATATACACAAGTTTTCTATATAATCTGGTGTCATTGAAAAAATGGTTCTGTAGATGGCTTTAATGTACATTTAATTGTAACTTATATTTTATTTTTTATATTCTCCTTTCTAATACCTATACTTGGTCTCCCATCATATTTACACTTTTCTGCGTAAGGTCCGTCTGCGTTCACGTAATGTAAAAATACTTGAATATGAAATGAATTTTCACCCGCATCAAGTTTTCTTCGTTCGTGTTCGTGTTTACAACCCCTATATAGAATGGCTTCACCTATTTCCGCAGCTATAGGTACATGATTCATAATCAAGGGCCATCTGTAATCTTCGTCGGCATCGGTATAATGATAACCGAGTGTTAAACTCAATGATACCTCACAAGATGGGCGATCCCTGTGAGGGAGAAGAACATGGCCATTCTTATAAATTCTATAGTATGAATATGTTGGAATAAGTTTTAACTCGCTATGTTTTTCTGCGACTGGTTTTAAAAACTGTAAAATACTTTCCATCAATGAGTCTCCGTAAACTCCATGTGTTCCCTCTGCCCGCGACGCATATGAGTTCGGTTCATATCTGTTAAATTGTTTGATATGTTTACCATCGACATCATTCATTTGTTCATATAAAGCATATTGTGTAGCTAGTTCACAGGTTTCCTTTGATAGCGCATTTTTGATGCGCGCGTACCCCTTCTCCACAAATGTCATTTATATACATTCTACCCTAATTTTTATATTGTCATAATTCAGAATGTCATTAGAGGATATACCCAAAAAGGTTCAGTACCTCACAATAGATTCAAACTTTGTCACTGGTACAAATAATACATTTTCTTTGGATCTTCAACTTGAATCAAATACACATGTCGAGGATATGAGTCGCGTCCTAGGTATCAAGATGGTTGACTTCTATATAACGCAAGTCGGATTTGCGGGTGGTTCGGGCACCGACATACCCAAATATGTCGATATTGTATGCCCCGATATTCCTAAAGTAGCTCAAATCTTAGATGAGAGAAATGGACAGATTTTAGCTAGAGTTCCACTCGAGAGACATTTTACGGCAAATTCAACGTCCGTACTTCGTGATAAACAATGGAAGAGATTTAATCAAAAAACAAATTACTTTAACCCAATCTCAATACAAAAATTAAATTTTCAAATTTTTGAAGAACAGGATGATGGTGATTATGTAACACTCAACCCAGATTCAAAGTGGTATATGATTCTTGAGATTACAACAGTCGACGTAAAAGAAAAACCCAGGGAACGAGATCTACAGCAAATACTGACCGCACTTAATCGTCTGGTCGATCGAGTCGAACCAAAGACTCCCCCGGATGAGCCATCAATAAGTATCCCCGAAGATGTGGGGGATTCTTATAAATGGAAAGAGTATATCTCCATTGGAGTTATTGTTCTTAGTGGAATAATTCTTCTGTCCCTGATGAAGCGACGCCCAAAACTTAGCGAGTAATCGCGAAGACTGGTTGCGCTGGCTTGGAGACACGAGTGGAGACACTGGAGACGACCAAGTAGACCGCGATGGACAACAAGGTAGTCAAGATAGCAGTGAGAGTGTACTGGGCGCCGCCGTTCTTTGGCACCTTGATCAACTGCTGGATAACCCAGCGGACCAAGTCCATCCAGCTCATCGCCGCAGCGAAGCTAAAGCCCGCAACAATCGCGTTGAGGGATTGAGTTTCCAATTCTTGGGTAACGAGGTTAACAGTATTGAGGGCTTGGGCGGTCATGTCAGCCATGGTATGTTTTATATTATACATTATATAATATTTTCACTCTGGTAATAATTCCTCTTTATGTACAATTTTTTTATATTTAGGTTTTCTGACAATTTGTGATTTTGCAAATATCTGCTCTTCTTCGTCATCAGAATCTCCATCAGAACTACTTCCCGAATCATCGTCACCTGTAACTTTGAATGACTTATATTCAGAAATTGTCCATCCCTCCGGCTCCGATGTACTCATTACTATTAATAGCATTTTTTAACATCTCTTCTACCGGGCTTTGTGGGACCCACTCTTCCCATCGATCGTATGCATCATTCATCTGCCTGAAAGTCTGATTATTACCCGAATATCTCACAAATGCTGGACATTCTCCTGGTGAAACCTCTTCAAGCTCATCCTCGTCCGAAGACTCTTCATCGTAAATATCCGGGAAGAGGGAACCGATGTTCTGACCGACTGTATACATCGCACAATACTTAATTGCGTATTCCATATCCTCTGAAAGTATCGTATCGCGATCACAAGCCTTGCAGTATTCGGCCGCCAGTACCATACTTCTCTCAACAACAGGAATGAGTATCCCCATCAAGGCCTGTTGCTGTGACGCCTCGTATTCTCCTGAAGATTCACCGAAACCAGTTTTCATCATCTTTACTAATATTTCAAATCAAAAAGAGTTCCAGTAATTCCCTCACTTATACGAAGGATGTTGTGACTCACGGCGTACACTCTAACTTGTCTTGAATAATTGGCACAGGGTGTCAGACTTAGGTTAAGTATCTGTTCTTTCACAAGACTAAAATTGATCTGACCGGTTGGGTACCACTTCTCTGGCTGAAGCGCAAAACTATATGAATAGAATCGCCTTATGAGTTGTGTCTTGCTGTGATGGATGGCTGCCTGAACAGCCTTAAGAAATATAACATTGCCAGTCTCTTCTGTAATAATTGGCTGACCGTCAAGATCAAGTGTAAGGTGATCAAGGTTTTCATAAAGAATATACTTCCCCCCTGTGTCTGCGAGTGTATTATCATAATCAAATGGCGTTATAAATTGGTGTTCGCCAACTCCCGTATCACCCTGTCTCTGAATCACAAAATAGAGTTCCTTCACTGGATTGTAAAAATCTAATTTGAATTGGGCGTTCTGTACACCCTGATCAATATCAAATACATTTTGTTGAAGTTGTGTAATGATATAATCCTTCGTCTTTTCATTCTCAATTTTGATTCTTTCACAAGGATCAATAAAAGCAGCTTCCGCACACAACGAAAAGTTTTTGAGATGAATACTACCGGGCGTTACGGGTTGAAGTTCTCCAGTTGTACCCTTTATAATGAGATGATCGTGATTTCGTATCTTAATTTCAACTTCAACTTCCTGTTTTTTAATGGCGCAGAGAGGTAGTGCCAGTTCTGGGTTGTTGTAAAAATAAAATGGAAGATCGACAAAGAATTCGTCTTCCGTGTCTGCCCTCCCAATATTACCTAATATATCCTTGTCCGAAACTCTTGTATCAATCGTTCGTTCGGGATATTTTCCCACGAGATGTTTTAAAGCTCTCTGTTTTGTTTGTGTAACAAAGTGTTCTGAATATATCTGAAGATAATCACCTGTAAGTCTCTGTACAACTTTTCCACCTATAATGAGATCGGCGTATTCGATAAGAGCATGACCAATAGACTCTATAAATCTTGGGTCGTTATACAATACAGTTGAAATGGCCGGCAACTTAATTTTTACACTAAGTGTTAATATCAAATCGCCAGTGTTTTGAGCTACTCTGAATCTTGCCTTGCCACCAAAATCTGCGACATTCTCTGATTCTATGTCTATATATTCTCTTGCAAAGTTCGAATGTTTCTTAAAACTTTGCAAAAAGTATGTATAGTCTGGGTCCACGGTAAAATACCTGTCTTGGACACCTGATGCCAAGAGCTGAACAACACCAGCCATTACTATTATAGCATTCTAAAATTTTAAACCAGCTAACCCGTGATGAACTCTAAGTATGTTATAATTTACAGCGTACACTCTGGTATTATTGTCATCGCTGTTATTTATTGGATCTATCTTGATTGTGAGTAACTTGTGAAATATACGACTCATATTAACCTGCCCAGTTGGATAATAAACTTCTGGTTTTAAGGCAAAACTATACATCCCAAACTCCGATTGCTTATGTGCCTGATTGGCTACATATTCCGGTGGACTAATATGATGTTTAAGAGATTGTTCGTATACAATAAACTTTCTTCCTCTATCAAAAACAACCTCATTATTGAATTGAAGTTTTACATTTGTTAGGATATTATATCTATTTGGATGATTTGCTCTAACAGCCGCCTCAGATTGTGAAACAAAGAAGAGTTCCCTCACCGGGTGTGAAAAGTTGAGCATCACCGACTTTGTATTTTCACCGGCTTTCATAACGAATTTGGACATTTGTACTTGGGTCACGACATAATCAAGTGGTCTGGACATCATGTAGTTTCTCTCATTGTCGGTAAGAAACACAAATTCTGTATCGAGTGAAATCTTTTTGAGGTTTGCTGAGGCAGTTTGTGGATTATTACCACTCACAAGTTCGGGGAGGGGTCTCAATTTTATCCGAACTTCAACAACCTGTTTGGTGAGGGCACACGTTGGAATAGCCAGACTCGGATTACGATAAAACCAAAATGGAAGATCCATAAAGTATGTATAATCGCCCGTGTATGCGATTGTATGACCATGTCCATTTAGAAAGTATACAGTCTGATCTATATCATCGTCTGTATTGTGAAGCTGTTGGTGAATGTATATATATTCACCTGTAATTTTTTGAATAGACTGTCCACCAATCAAAAGTTCAGCACTCTCCACAAGGTGTGATAGAATAGATGGGCACCATTCATGCACAGTAGATGGGTCGTCAAGGGTTACTTTCAAAGTCAGGTTTTTTATGAGATCTCCTCTGTCATTTGGAACACGGCAGGTAACGGTTTTACCAAATGTAGCGTCTCCATCAAATTGACTTTCAATATAATTTATGGAAAACTTTGTATGCCTTCTAAAATTCATCAGGAAATATGAAAATTGTGGATCTCCTGTGAGCCATTGGTCTTGGACTCCAGTGGCTGCAAGTCTTAGACGACCAGACATTCCTACTCTATGTGAGTAAAATTTTACTAAATAAAACGGGACACTACTGTAGAATGAATCTTCAATTGAGGAAATTCAAACCCGAGACTATGTCAGATGATAGGGTCTGTGTTTTTATAGGAAAGCGTAACACGGGAAAGTCAACCTTGGTCAAGGATATTATGTATCATAAGAAGCATATACCAGCGGGAATTGTCTTATCAGGTACGGAGGAGGGTAATCATTTTTATGGCGAGTTTATCCCAGATCTCTTTGTGTATGGAGAATACGATAAAGATGCTATCGAGAGGGTTATATCCAGGCAGAGAAAGATAGTGGGTACAAAGGGGAAGAGTCCATATAACGGCGCCTTTATGCTTCTTGATGATTGTATGTATGATTCAAAGTTTCTCAAAGATACGTGTATTCGTCAGTGTTTTATGAATGGTCGACACTATAACATATTCTTTATGTTAACTATGCAATATGTGATGGATTTGCCACCTGCATTGCGCGCCAACGTGGATTATGTGTTCATTCTTAGAGAAAATATAATACAAAACCGAGAAAAGCTCTATAAGTCATTTTTTGGGATTTTTCCCTCGTATGATATGTTCTCTAAGGTCATGGACGCTTGTACAGAGAATTATGAGTGTTTAGTATTGGATAATACTGTGAAATCAAATAAAATAACAGATTGTGTATTTTGGTATAAAGCTTCGGTTAGAAAGAATTTCAGGGTTGGAAGTCCTAATCTTTGGAAACTCCATAAAAAGATGTACAATCCCAAGTACCTGGATCAGAAGGAGGAGGATGCCAAGAAAGCTACGAAAAAGACAAACCTCAAGATTACGAAGACGAGATAACAAAGAGGAACTCTGTAACCTTATTTGAACGATTTTTTAAGTTACGACTCCCTCTATATGTATTATAGTCAATTTCAATTTTTTCGTATGTGTAAGGTCTAAGAATATCTTCCCACTCATCCGGTTTGATGAAACCTTCATTATTATATGACACCAGGGTATGTTTAGCTTTCTCAGTAGCCAACTTCAGGGTAAGTTCCATGGCTTCTCTAATTTTACTTTTACTATTGTACTGACTCTTGTTCCAGTCCCCGGGGATACCTGATACTTTTGAAAGTGTATGAGGTCTCTCATTGGTACACACGAGATTGAGCATGAAATAATTTGATCCATATGGATGTTGATTATATGGCGGATCCAGGTAGATGAGGTCCACTTGTGGGAGTTCTCTCAGGAAATCGCAGGCATCCTGTCGCTTCACCTCAACTTCTCTCCTAGGTTCCAACCACAAGGGACATTCAACTTTAATCCTCTTTGTGATTCTATCAAGGGCATGACCCCCTTTACCACCCCACCCCCCTTTGTGGAACCCCTTAAATACACCCGACGTGTTTGTGTGAATACTCGCCTTCACAATGAGTGGTCCGAGGCAATAGGGTTTGAGATGTTCGGGGACACATCT